GTTTTCATATTGGTTTTCACAAACAACACCTGATACCCATTCAGAAACTTTTTTTGTTTCCAAAGTAGGAATAATCTTTTCGATTTGTCTTAGACTTTCTTTGATGAATAATTCACCAGTTTCTTTGTCGATACCTTGTTTAGAAGATAATTGATTGTATATACTATACATCGAACTCAATCCTTTATTATTGAGTACTAAACTTTTGAAGTTTTTTAAATCATCTTTTATTGATTCATTTACATATGAATCAACCAATTTTTTTTCAATTCTACTCAATAATTCTCCGAATCTCATAACTAATGTTTTATAATAAATATATTAGTCAATCAATTTGCCCAACTGATTCTCAATTTCTCCCAAAGACCTGTTTCCTTTGTTCAAATCAATTTCTTCGATATTCCCAAAATTTTCTCTTTCCAAAATCACACTCATTTTCTTAGTAACTGATTCTGGTGTAACACCTGTTTCAGCCGGTGCTTCAGTTCCTGTTTCAGGTATTGAGGGTTCTGTGGGTATTTCACCAAATCCACCAGCAGATTCAGTTTCAGTTGCACCTGTTGTAGAACTACTTCCATTACCATATAATTTATCGACATTGTCGAATAAACCAGTCTTAGTAATAACGTTTGGAGTATTTTGAATTTCCGTCGATATTGCCTTTTCAACTCTTTGTTGTTGTAGGTCAAGTTTGATTTCTTCATCTGAAAATCCAAGAATATGTTTTTTAGCCCATGATTGTGATACCGGTGCAATACCTTCAATTGGCATTACAGCGTCTTTGTACAATAACATTTTCTCTTTCCAAACATCAATTGTAAGCAAGTCTGCTTGTTTAGATGGATTTGTCAAACTAAGTTGGAAAGAATTCAACTCATCCTCAAACCCTAATAAAAATAAATGTATGATAGCAATCTTATTCAACTCAGCCAACATAGATTTTTGAATTCTATTGATGGTACGAGCAAATCTAATATCTTGGAGAGATAAGTTTCTACCATCTCCAACTACTTCCTCAAATCCCAAAAATGCTTTAGGGATTCTAAGTGCTGTCAATAATTTTTTCTGAATATATTCAATATCGGCAATTTCAGACAGATTAGTAGCACCAGGTAATGTTTCAATTGGGTTTGGCGCACTTGGGTCTCGAACAGGTATAAAGAAATCTTGGTCAACAGCCATTTGGTTGAATCTCATATCGACATTACCTGTAGATGGGTCAGTAATTTGGTCTTTCTTGAATTGAGTTGCAAATCTCTGTACATATGGTTGAATGTCTTGGTCATCCATGTTACCAACATACACTTTGAATACCCTTCTTTCAGGTGCTCTCGAAGTTCTATAAACCAACATTGCATCTTCGGCAAGTACTAATTGTTTCCAAATTCTTCTTGCTTTTTCCAACATAGAAGTTCCATAAGGAAGTCTTCGGTCATCACCCAATAATCTAAAGTGAGCAATTTCCCAAGAATTAAATTCTAACTGTTTGTTTTTCCAACTAAAAGTTAAACTTTTGCTCTCAGTATTTGTTGAAGAACCAAGACCATAAGTTGCACGTCCCTTCATACCAACCTCAATACGTTCGACTTCAATATTTGGTAATTGCAAACATCCAACGACTCCCTTTTCAGGGTCCAATTTTAAGAACACAAAATTATCACCATATTTAGCAGTATTTCTGGTCCACATTGGAAGATTGGTATTGATGTCCAAAGCATTGTTGAACAAATCACCCAAAACAGATTTAATTCTTGTTGAGTCAGAATAAATCTGTAACATATAACCGTCCTCATTTACAGTTGTAGATTCTTCTGCATATGTGTCCAACGCAGCGGCAATCTCTGGAGTATATTCCATGGATTCATAATCGTAATATGATGCTAATCTTGTTGGTTCATAATAGACGGCTTGTGAGTATAAATTATTCTCAATTTTTACCCATTGTTGTGATAGATATGCAGTTTGACGAGCCTGTAACTTTTCTTTCTCAAACTCCGCTTTATCGGTAGTACGTAGTAATTCCTTCTTGTCAAATTTATAAGTAGGCAAATCCTGACCCAATAATGAGTTGGGTCCAAAGGTTTGGGATAACCTCTGCCATATAGTTAAGTCCTTTTCATTTTCTGCCATCTTACAAAAATTACATCAAATATTTTTTTTATCAACGTTTCATTCCTCCGAATAACCATAAATACTTTTCATAATCACTTTTATTTGGTTGATTACGATAAACCTGGTTATTTGAATTTATATTTTGAGGAATCGCTGGATTGAAATATTGTTCGGCTTTGGTTTCATAGGTATTCATTTGCCATGAATCCAACATGACTTTTGCTTGTTCTGTTACTTTAGTAAGTTGTGAAAATGATGATTCCGCAATGTAGACTGCCATGGCTAATGACATAATCAAATCATCATGTTGACCTTTCATGTGGTCAGGTCTTCCATTTACATAAACAAACGTATTCATCTCATTCAATAATCGTGAAGAACGAATTGTCAATCCATGACGAAGAGATTCCTCCAAAGCCGCAACAATTTGAACTCGTTTCGCGTTAAAATTAAGTCCAGGTATTTTCTCCAACGCTTTTGGGTCATATTTCCATTTATTACCAAAATCAACTCCATCAACATATAAATCTTTATAACCCAATTCTTGGAGTTTTCTTGATGTGGCAACACCCATACCCCCAGTGATATCCACAACAATAAACGCCTTATACATTGTTCCCCACTTATAGGCAATTTCAGCCAAAACATCGGGTGGAACCTTTCCAAGATATTCAGCAACTTGTTCTTTATCTTCAAAATCATAGATTTGAATGGTAGAGAAGTCTTCAGAATCACCACGAGAAACGTCAACCCCCATAATATAACGGTGATTTAGTTCTGGTTCTTTCCATATCCAAAAACCACCACTAACCATTTTACTGATTGGTTCTTTAACCATTTTTTCAGAAATACTTTGTAGTAAAGCGGCTTCGAATACGTTGTCACCTGAACCTAAGAAGTTACATTCTAATTCTTGTGATACTTTTCGTTTATCATACTTCAATTTTTTTACCATAGATTCAAACCATGATGATGATGGTTTGTAACCTTGAGCCATGTAACTAATTAATTCCGTATAATCTCTATCGAAAGGGTCTTTGTGAGAATAATCGACTTTTACTTCATCATCATTGTATTCATCACGATTCAAAAAGTAATGTATGATATCATCACATTTCACCAAATATAAATCTTTTGTATATCTTGGGTCTCGATACCAAAACATTTCGGTAACTTTGAAGTCATTCATTCCACGATTGGCTTGTTCATAGATTTCGTAGTAAATGGGGTCATAACCATTAGGTGTAGATATTACTACAACTTTACCACCTGTAGACAAAGACGCCATACAGGCAGCCCAAAAGTCACCATCAGCTTCAATATAAGCAGCTTCGTCAAATATCAACATAGTTGGGGTATAACCACGAAGTGCGTCTTTCGATGTTGCAACAGCCTTTACCTCACACCCATTTGATAACTTGAAGTGTCTCGCGGCATTTTTTTCAGGTGAAAAAGATACACCAACCCATGATGGCCATTGTTCAATAAAACTTCTAATCTTGTTTGCCATTTCAACAGCAGTATCCAATTTGTTAGCAATAATTAGAATTTTCTCAGGTTTGTTTTTTAGTGCAAAAACCAACCTTTTACTAGCCCATGCTGCGGTTACTGTTGACACACCCGCCTGTCTATACTTTAGGGCGATATTTTCATTATACTTTTCATAATCTTCAACAAGATTGACTTGGTCAGGAAAAAGTTCTAAAGGAACATATTTTGATTGGGTGTTGTCGTAGGTACTTAAATAAGTTCTAAGTGCGTAAGGAGTATTCTTTACACACTTAGAATATTCTAAAAGTAATTGTTCTCTTGATAATCCCATTTCAAGTAGTTTTAGGACATACTAATTCCTAAACTACCTAAGAAGTCATCCAAATCGTCCAAGTCATCATCATCAGGACCTTCTGGTGAAGTTGTATCTTCATCACCATAATCCTCGTCATCACCGTGAACTTCGTTGAGGTGGGCAACAATTTCTGAAACCATCCTATCTAAAACTTGTGTCGCTTTAGCATCACCACGAAGGATACTCTTAGCTAATTTGAAAAATTCGTCAGCAGAAAGTGCTGAAAATCTGGCAAATAGGTAGTTCTGTATGTATTTTTTATCTTCGTCAAATAATTGTGAAGGGTAAGCATCGATAAACTTTTCCCAAAGTACTGGTCCTAATCTCAAATCCCAAATCTCACTTGCCAAAGTATCTGTGGATGCCATTACCATTTCCGCTTGTTTAGGGTCATCAGGTAATCCTTGTGTACCCAAAACTTCCATTGTTCCTTTGATTAATTCGTGAACCAAAATTGGGAAAAATAAACCACGGGCTTTTACTGTGGGAGGGTCAGTCTCAATATCAACTTCTTCTTTACCACCAACACCTTGTTGACTCATCATCATGTCCATAGCCTCATCAGGTAATACCCAATACATTAAGTCATTCACCGACATTACTACGCCATACAAATTCAAAAGTCTTGGGTCTAATCTATCAAGTTCATCTCTAACCAATTCGAACATATAATGACCCTTCTTTGATGAACCCTGAATCAAGGCATTGATAAATCTTCTTTTAGCCTTTTCCAAATCAAATCTTTCAAATGCTGAGATAAAATCTTCTAAGTCCTCCTCTTGTTGTTGAAAGTTTTGTTCGATTTCTTCTTGGCTTGGTTCTTCACCTTCTTTAGAAAAACCTTCCATATCAATTTGACCTGGCATTACCAATGTTGCCTCATATTGAAGTTGGTCTGGTCTAACACCCATTTCTTTTCTCACCAAGTCAATTGCCAAGTTTTCCAAATATTCTTTGTTACGAGCTTGGATACTAAACAATTCTCTCACACCATTCATCATGGCCATTTGAAGTTGCATAAGTGCGTTTTGACCTGAGATATTTTCTTGACCTGTATATCTTTTTACCTTATCAACCACATCACCAAATCGTTTTGATGCAACCAATTGTTCGAATGTTTGAGGAACATCACCAGATTTTAGGTCAGGAAATGCTGGGTTCTTTGAAAGAGGAGTTTCTTGTTTTTCTAACTTTCTTTCAATGTCGGGTGACATTCTTTCTGGTCTATCACCATAGTTGATTGGTGCTTCTGAAATATTATTTTTCATCGAATTTGAATTTCAATTGGTCAAAAGTGATATAGTCAGGAATCTTCACAACCTCATCACTTTTTTTTGCCTTAGGTTTTGGTTGATGTTTTGGATTCTTGAAAGGGTCACTAGTACCTGGTTTTTCTTTTGTTCCTGGTTTTACTCTCGTTGGTGCTGTTGTCGTACCTTGTTCCATAGCTTCCTTTTTTGTCAAAGTA